GAAGAATGGTGGGAAGTAAGGTGGGAAGAACGGTGGGAAGAATGGTGGGAAGTGTGGTGGGAAGAATGGTGGGAAGTGTGGTGGGAAGAACGGTGGGAAGAATGGTGGGAAGTGTGGTGGGAAGAACGGTGGGAAGTGTGGTGGGAAGAATGGCGGGAAGAATGGTGGGAAGTAAGGTGGGAAGAACGGTGGGAAGTGTGGTGGGAAGAACGGTGGGAAGAATGGTGGGAAGTAAGGTGGGAAGAACGGTGGGAAGTGTGGTGGGAAGAATGGCGGGAAGAATGGTGGGAAGTAGGGTGGGAAAAACGGCGGGAAGTGAGGTGGTGTAAATGTTGTTATTGGTCCAACAACTGTTCCTGGACTTGAGCCGTTTGCATTAACTGCATAAATTGTATAACTTTGAGTTGTTCCGCCTGTCTCTGCAATAGCTTTTGGAGAAACAGAGTTTGGATAAGATGGGCCATCTGAAGAAACAACTGTGTAGCTTGAGATAGCTTTTCCTCCAGTAAATGCAGGAGGAGACCATGTAACTGTATCCTGATTAGCTACTGGGTGTGCTGAAGCTACTGATGCTGAGGTTGGAGCGCTTGGCTTTGTTGTTGACAGCACAGCAGATGTTACTGTTGCTGCTGCTGCGCCTGCGCCATTAGACGCAACAATTGAAAATGTATATAGCTGATCTGAGGCCAATCCCTGTGCAAGATATGATAATCCTGTTGTTGTCCAAGGTGCTCCAGATACTGCTGGTGATGGGGTAATGGTATATAGTGTTGCTTCTGGCGATCCAGCTGGGAGTGTCCAGATTATATTAATTGCTCCGTTATTTAAAACTCGTTCAGTTCCAATATCGGTTGCTGATGTTATTACTACTGGCTTTGGCTCTAAGAAATCATTAGCCGCTGCGGAGTGTTTACCTACTTTTTTTGCCATTATTTATATTCCCCTATTCAATTAAGCTTTCAAATCTCCGTATATCAACCAGTCAGTTGAAGATACTTTTTGTGCAGTTGCTGAAGAATATGTTGTTCTAAGCAATGCGCCTGGTGTGAAGAGAAGGTTGACTGATCCTGTTTTAGCAAAGCTTGCACCAGTTCCTGATATCTGGTAGAAATCGACTGATTCTCCAACAGCATACAGTGCATTTGATGCATCGCCAATTGTAATTGCTACAGCTCCAGCTAGCGGAACCATGTTATCTTGTAGGCCTCCTGCCAATGTTGTGCTTGCAGAAATTGTACTTGCAATTGGTGTTCTTGAAGGTACGCCAGCTTTTGTTTGTGTCTTATCTGTAAACGCAACGCCAGCTGCTGCAACTGTTACTGTTCCTGTAAATGTTGGTGAGGCAAGTGGTGCTTTTAGTCCAAGAGAGGTTGTTACTGATGAGGCAAAGTTTGCATCATCACCAAGTGCTGCAGCAAGTTCATCAAGTGTGTTAAGAGCTGCTGGTGCACCTGCTAATAGTGCATTAACTTGTGAAGTTGCATCTGCAATTGCTTCTGACTTGGCAGTTGCAATTGCTGTAGCCTGTGCTGTTGATACTGGTTTTGAAGCATCCGCTGTATTATCAACAGATCCTAGTCCAACCATGGTCTTTGTAATTCCTGATACGGTACCTGTAAATGTTGGTGAGGCAAGTGGTGCTTTTGCATCGAGCTGACCCTGAATTGAAGATGTTACTCCATTTACGTATTCAATTTCTGTTGAATCAACTAGGCCTATTGAAGTTGTTGATGGAAGAACTACTGTACCTGTAAATGTTGGACCCGCTAGAGTAGCCCGTAGTCCAAGTGCTGTATCTAGTCCAGCAATCTTTGATGTAGCTATTCCTGCTGACGCATTTATATCTGCATCTACAATAGTTCCATTTGCAATCTTAGCTGATGTTATAGCTTCGTCTGCAAGATCTCCTGTTAGAATAGTTCCGTCTAAAATTTTAGCTGAGGTTACAGCTCCGTCTGCAAGATCTCCTGTTGCAATTGTTGCATCTGCAATCTGAGATGATGTAACTGTTCCGTTTGCCATCATGGCTCCAGTAATTGTTGCTACTGGGGCTTCAAATGTTCCTGTAAATACTGCGTTTGCTTTTGGTGCTAGTGCATTAAGTTGTACTTGAACTGCAGATGTAACTCCATCTAGGTATCCAATTTCAGTTGAATTAACATCTCCAATTGAAGTTGTTGATGGAAGGGTTATGTTTCCTGTAAATACTGCGCCTGCGGATGGTGCTTTTGCATCAAGTTGTACTTGGACTGCGGATGTTAATCCGTCTAGGTATCCTATTTCAGTTGAATTAACTGGTCCTATTGATGTTGTTGAAGGAAGTGTTATAGTTCCTGTAAATGTTGCGCCTGCGGATGGTGCTTTTGCATCGAGCTGACCCTGAATTGAAGATGTTACTCCATTTACGTATTCAATTTCTTGTGCGGTTACCTGTCCAATATCTGTTGTAGAAGGGAGTGTCACTGAGCCAGTAAATATCGGTCCAGCTAATGGTGCTTTTGCATCAAGCTGACCTTGAACTGTTGATGTTACTCCGTTTAGATATCCGATTTCAGTTCCATCAACTGATCCTATTGCTGTAGTCGATGGGAGTGTTACTGAGCCAGTAAATACTGGTCCAGCTAGTGGTGCTTTTGCATCGAGCTGACCCTGGACTGTTGATGTGACTCCATTTAGATAAGCAATTTCTGTTGCATCTACCAAACCAATTGAAGTTGTTGAAGGTAGTGTTACTGTGCCGCTAAATGTTGGGCCAGATGAAGGAGCTTTGTCATTAATCTGAGTTTGAATTGAAGATGTTACTCCGTCTAGGTAAGCAATTTCTCCACCCTCAACATTTCCAATTGAAGTTGTTGAAGGAAGAACTACTGCTCCTGTAAATGTTGGTGCGGCTAGTGGTGCTTTTGAAGCAAGCGCATTTGTTACTGTTGTTGAAAAGTTTGCATCTGCACCCAAAGCTGTAGAAAGTTCAATTAAAGTATTTAGTGCTGCTGGTGCGCCACCAATTAAGTTAGCAACTTGACCATCAGTGTAAGTGTTAGCTGAAAGAATAGCGGCTGTATCTTGTGATTGAACGTATGTCTTAAGAGCAATTATATCTGTATCTATTTGTGATGTAGGAACTTTTGTGCTTGCATTAAGTGTTGCAACACCATTTGGTTGACCAAGGTCAGATACTGGTACAAAATCTGAATCTACTGTATTTGAAAGACTTGAAAGTGCTGCTGCAGCTGTTGCTTCTGCTGCTGCTCGTGCTGCATTTGCTTTTGTAGTAGCATCCGCTGCTGCAGTTGCTACTGAGGCTGCGTCACCTGAGATTCTTAGCGCTGCTTCTGCAGCGACCTTTGAAGTTGCATCCGCTGCTGCGGTTGCTACTGAGGCTGCGTCACCTGAGATTCTTAGCGCTGCTTCTGCAGCGACCTTTGAAGTTGCATCCGCTGCTGCGGTTGCGTCACCAGTGTCTACATATGACTTAAGCGCAACGACTGTTGAGTCTACGTTAATTGTAATTGTATTAGCGCCATCATTGTATGTCTTTGTTAGACCAGCTCCCATTGAGAGAGCGGTGTTGATTGCGTCTTGGGATATTTCACCAATCGCTACATCTGAATTGTTTGCATATGCAAGGGCAGTCCATGTAGAAGATCCGTTACCGAATTTAAATAGGTTTGAGTCAGACTCTACACCCATTTCTCCTGCTGCCAAAATTGGATTTACTGAGGTCCATTGTGAAGCGGTACCTCTTCTTACTTGAATTCTTACTGTTGACATATTTGCCACCCCTTGTTTAGACTTATTTGTTAATTATAGCACTACAATAATTCCAAAACAATTATTCAATTGTTCCAGAATCAAAGCTCATACTATATACTTCTGTTGAGTAATCTCCACCATCCGCAAATTTTGTGGCTGTAGTATTTACTCCGTTTGCATATACTGTATAGATTGGCTGACCATTATAGTCCATAGCCAATCCAATATCCATAAATGTTAGAGCTTCTAGATCTTCTGCCGCATCTGTTAAAAGAGCGATTTCCTTCCAAGCACCATTAATCTGGATTTTTAGTCTTCCAGTTGATGAGTCGAAGGCAAGGGGGGTTGAATTTAAGACTAAGTTGTCTACATTTACTGCTGCATCAAATGTTGCAGGTCCTGCTACGTTAAGGCCATTTTTAACCTTGAAGTTTTTATTTACTATTGCCATTTAAGTTCACATATCCCCTAATGTTTTGGTGGGGTTTTGAAAGGACCCCATACCTTTTATTAATTATTTAATTAGTGTTGCGTAAACCATTACATCTGTTGATGCGTAGGTTGTTGTTACTGATACTGAAACATCTCCTGAAACATATGCTGCTGTTACTGTTCCAAGATCTACTCCTGTTGTAATTGTTCCAAATTCAGTTATTGCTACGTTGTTGCTTGTATCAAGTGTAAGCAGTACCTCAGAAACTTGAGTATTTACACCATTCTTTAGCTTAACAAGTGCTTTAGCTGTTCTGTAATCTGCTGCTGCCCATGTCAGAGCATTTACAGTTGCTGCGGATGCTACTGTTGTAGTTGATGCCCGTACTGCTGCAACATCATTTACATTAACTACTGTGAATGGTGTTGTGCCATTCTTTACATTTGTAAGAGCGCTTGCTGCGGTGGCTTCTGCTGCTGACTGAGCTGCTGACTGAGCTGCTGTGATTGCTGCGTTGCGGTCTGTGACCTCACCTGAAATTGCAGTTGAAATTGCTGAGTTTCGTGCTGAAGCTTCGGCTGCAACCTTGGTTGTAGCATCTGTTGCTGCTGCTGAGATTGCCTCTGACTTAGCTGTTGCTACGTTTGCAGTAGTTGCTAGGAGTGAAGTGTCTGCGATTCCATGAATATTTGTTGTGTCTGCTTCGTGTGCTGTAAGTGCTGCTGCTGCGGTGGCTTCTGCTGCGGTTTTTGCTGCGTTGGCCTTGGATGTAGCATCTGCTGCTGCAGTCGATACTGAAGCTGCGTCTCCTGATACTCTAAGTGCGGCTTCTGCTGCTACCTTAGTAGTTGCATCTGATGCTGCTGCGGCTTCTGCTGCGTCTGCTTCTGCCTTAGCAAATGCTGTAGTTGCGATCTGAGTTGTATCAGTATTTGCTGCTGCAGTAGGTGCTGTTGGTACGCCAGTCAATGCTGGTGAAGCAAGTGGTGCTTTTGTATTTAAAGCTGTTGTCATGGTTGTTGCATAATTTTCATCATCTGCAATTGCTGCTGCAATTTCATTTAATGTATTAAGAAGTGACGGTGCACCATCTACAACTGAATTAACTGCAGTAGTGATTGCTGCGTTACGGTCTGTAACTTCTGTTGCAATTGCTGCTGAGATTGCTGATGTGCTTGCTGATGCTGCTGCTGCAATTGCTTCTGTCTTGGCAGTTGCTACGTTTGCAGTAGTTGCAAGAAGTGAAGTATCTGCAATACCATGAATGTTTGTTGTATCTGATTGGTGTGAAGAAAGTGCTGCTGCTGCGGTGGCTTCTGCTGCTGATTGAGCTGCGTTCGCCTTTGAAGTAGCATCTGCTGATGCTGTGGCTTCAGCTGCTGTTTTAGCGGCGTTAGCTTTAGTAGTAGCATCTGTTGCTGCTGCAGAGATCGCTGCTGCTTGAGCTGCGCTGGCCTTTGAAGTAGCATCTGCTGATGCTGCAGACTGCGCTGCGTTCGCCTTTGAAGTAGCATCTGCTGATGCTGTGGCTTCAGCTGCTGTTTTAGCAGTTGCAATTGCAGAGTTACGATCTGTAACTTCTGTTGCAATTGCTGAAGCAATTGCTGTGTTACGTGCTGAAGCTTCTGCGGCAACCTTTGATGTGGCGTCTGTTGCTGCATTTGCCTGTGCGCTTGATGCGGCACCTGCTGCGTCGTATGCGGCAGCGGTTGCTGCTAATGCTCTAGCATTTGTAAAATATAGATTTGATCCTTCTGCAAGATCGGCAGTATCATGGTTTGAAAGACTTGAAACTGTTCCTGTTACGTTACCAGTTAAGTTACCAACGATAGATGCTGTAATTGTGCCAGCTGAAAAGTTTCCTGAGCCGTCACGCTTTACTACAGTATTAGGAGTATTGGCTGTATCTGCTGATCCGCCAACTGTGCTGATGATAAAGGCTGTTGATGCCTCTGTTAATACATTAAATCCATTTACCGTTGCGACGGAACCGTCAACGATAAGACCATTCTTTACTCTAAAATTCTTATTTACTATTGCCATAATTTATGACTCCTCTTACTGCTTTATTTTAACGCTGTTCTAAAATATCTTACAGTAACTTCTCCTGATACTGGGGTGACTGTTAGATTAATTATACCACCAGATGATTCAAAAGCTGTCGTTGCTATTGAAGAATTGGCGTTTGTTACTATGTTGGATTCAGATACATATATGTCTGAGGCTCCTCTTAAAGCTGTTATGTTTGAAAAATAAGATTCGCCAGTAGATGCTTTTACAATCTGTAGCGCATATGTTGCTGTCCGATAGTCTGCTGAGTTATATGAGTCAATTGTAGTTTTATTTTGAATTCCTGAAATTGTTAAATCGTTGTTTCCGTCCAAACCCATTAATGTTTCAATGTTAGCTGATTGGTTTGAAAGAGTATTGAGTGATGTTGAAAGCTCATTTAGTTTGTAAGTCAAAGTAGATGAATCTGTAGAGTTTGTTACACCTACTACATTTTCTAATGCTTCAATTGCATCATTTGCATTTGCATGTTGAGCAGCGTGTCCAGATAGATCATCTGTTGCCGCTGGGTTTGAAAGGTTATCTTTACTTGTTGGAAATGTACTTGCCACTATTGTCCTCCTGGCGATGTTGCCTAAACTAATTATACCGTATAAATTTATAATACTACCATTTATTAATAGGGCATGTTGCTTCAGATAGCTTTGTTTTAAAAGCCATAAAGCATCCGCATTTTTTGCATTGGCTAGTAAGTGCTATAAATTCAGGACACTGCCTACATATTTCTAGCCTTTCATTAGCAACGTTTTCTGTTGTGTATGCTTCTGGATTTAAAAGGTCCCAAGGTTTTACTGCTCTTATTTTTTTATCATACTCTTCTATAAACTTTTCGGCTGGCATAGGCATCCAGTCCTGATAGTTTTCATGCGTATATTTTTCTTCCATATTTTATTAACAAGGACCGTCTGGTCCCGATCCTCCACAACTTCTATTATTTGATGCAATACATGAACCAAATCCAATAAATGACAATCCACTACAAACTTCTACATTTCCAAGACTAGAAGTCCTTCTAGTTCCTTGATAAATTCCTTGATATACATCTTCACCATTACATGTTGGCTGTATAACTTGATAGCTTGTGCATGGTCCCCATGTTTCTGCTGCAAAATAAGGTGGGAAGAATGGTGGGAAGTGTGGTGGGAAGAACGGTGGGAAGAACGGCGGGAAGTGTGGTGGGAAGAACGGTGGGAAGAACGGCGGGAAGTGTGGTGGGAAGAACGGTGGGAAGAACGGTGGGAAGTGTGGTGGGAAGAACGGTGGGAAGAACGGCGGGAAGTATGGTGGGGTGAAAGTAAATACTTTATATGTATATTGTACTATAGATCCTCTTGGAATAACTACTCCAGATGTTATATTTTGTGCAGATACAATATCGTTATCAGAAAGAACTGTTCCTGGTGTAGTTTGCTCTAAATACGTTAAATTGATATTGCTTAAATTAATACGTGCTTGGGTTTTGCTAATACCTATAATATTAGGTACTGCAACTTTTCTTACGCCAGTCTTAATTCCATAAAATCTAGTTACCATTTTAGGCGCTCAAATCGCCCATTACAACCCAAGAGTTGGTTCCTCGTTTTAAAAGTGTTGCTGAGGACCATTTGGCTCTTAATTTTAATCCAGGAGTAGAGTCTGGAGTAAATCCACTACCAGCAATTAAAACCTGACTGTCTGATGTTTGTAAGACTTCTATTGTTGTGCCAGTTGCAAAACTTGCACTATCTAATATTGTTAAAGTTCCACCGCCGCTCATTTCAATTAATTTAAATGCATCTCCAACTACAATTTGATAAGATCCTATTTGAGGGTTTGTTGATACTAACCGATTTAATTTAGAATCTAATGCTGTTTGAGTTGCTGTTGAGATTGGCTTTGCGGTATCTGATGTGTTGTCAATATTTCCAAGGCCAACCATACTTTTTGTAATACCAGACACTGTACCAGTAAATGTTGGGCTTGCGATTGGTGCATAAATTGATGCTGCTGTTGAAGAAGCAAGTTTGGCATCAAGTGCTGTTTGAGTAGCAGTTGATATTGGCTTTAATGAATCTGCTGTGTTATCGACGTTACCAAGACCTACCATAGATTTTGTAATTCCCGAAACTGTGCCAGTAAATGTTGGTGAGGCAATTGGAGCTTTTGTTCCAACTAAAGTTGTAAGTGTTGTAGATGCAGCTTCATCTGCCTGCAATGCTGCAGCTAGCTCTCCTAAAGTATCTAAAGTTGCTGGTGCTGAATTTACAATTGCTGCAACTTTTGCATCGGCATAAGCATTTACTGAATCTGGTATAACTGAATCTAGTAATTTCCCAGAAGAATTTAAGCCAGCAAATCCGCTGGCTTGATTTCTATCATTTTCTAAAACATAATCACCTAAAGTATTATTTAAAGATGTCGACAATGAGTCTGTGTAAGCATTAGCAGACACTAAAGCTGCGTTGGCTTTGGTTGTTGCATCTGTGGCTGCTGTAGCAATGGCTGCGTTGGCTTTGGTTGTTGCATCTGTGGCTGCTGTAGCGATAGCTGCGTTGGCTTTGGTTGTTGCATCTGTGGCTGCTGTAGCGATGGCTGCGTTGGCTTTGGTTGTTGCATCTGTGGCTGCTGTAGCAATGGCTGCTGCTTGCGCTGCTGAAGACTTTGTAGTGGCGTCTGTGGCTGCAGCTGTGATGGCTGAGGCGGAAGAACCCAAAGATTCATAAGCAGATGCAGTTGCTAAAAGTGCACGGGAATCAGTAAAATATTTATTAGTTCCCTCTGTTATTGTTGAAGTTGTTAGTCCAGATAAAGAAGATTGTATTGCAATATTCCTATTTATTATTTCTGATGATATTGCTGTATTTATAGCAGTTGATCTGGTTGATGCTTCTGTAGAAACTTTATTATCTGTATATGTATTGGCAGCTGTAGATGCAGAAGATATTGATGCTGAGGAAACTGCTATAGATTCTGATTTTGCTATATCGGCTTTACCAGATGCATCAATTGATGCAGCTGCAATAGCCTCTGACTTAGCAGTTGCTATGGCGGTATTTCTATTTGTAGTTTCAGCTAAAATTGAAGATGATATTAATGAAGACACTGCATCTATTGCTTTTTGATTTGTAAAATATTGGTTTGATCCTTCTGTTATAGAAGACGTAGTTAATGCTGCTAATGCTGCAGTTAATTCTGCATCCATAGATATTGAATCTGGTAATTGGGATGTAGGTATTTTGCCAGTAGGTCCTAGTGTTGCAATTCCATTTGCTTCTCCTGCTTTAAATGCATAAGATGTAGTTGCATTCCATCTTGATCCATTACCAATTTTAAATTTTAGTGTGTCTGTCTCTACTCCAATTTCTCCTGGCAAAAGGATTGGGTTATTTGTTGTCCAATTTGCTGTTGTATCTCTTCTCAGCTGAATTCTAATTGCCATTATGCTCCTCCGCCATCTATTGGAGTATCATTGCCAGTAGAACCTGAGCTTCCGCCATCCCAAGATATATCAGATGAATATATAGTATTTCCTGATGGGTCTCCTCCATCAAATAAAGTTAATTGTTGTGCAGATGGAGTAGAAATATTATCAGCTGGACCCCCGCCAAAAGCTGCATCAATTATTGGAAGTGTCAATTGAACTCCATTCCCAGAAAAGTCTTTAAATGTTATTGGATCATTAATATCAATAGTATGAACATCTCCGTCATATGTATGTGTATGCATATAGAAAGGAGTTGGGTCATCACTTTTAGCAATATTTACCCATGTGATGCCATTATGAATTTTTAAGGCTTTCTCAGTTGTATTAAAAAACACATCACCAGCCGACCCTAATGGGTCGGCGGTGAGTGTAGTTAAATTAAGTAAAGACTTAAATTTTCTTGACATTTTATCCTACGATAACAACTCTATATTCACCAGCTGTTGGGGCCGATGCAAATTTTACAGTAACTACTGAATCTGATGTATGTTGTACGTCAGCCTCTATTTGATTATAATCTGCAGTAGTTTCAAATATCTGTACTGTAAGATCTTTTGTTCCTAGGTTGTGTGTTACTGTATATGATGTTGCTGCACCATCGCCAATTGTTGTTGCATACTTTCTTGCAATATTGTGGTAGTTTCCACCAACTTGACCAATTTGCCAAACATCAGATGTCTCGTTCCAAAGAATTTCAGCATCTGCTTCATTCCCACGCTCTACAAGAAGTCCAGCATCTGCTACAGGAGTTCCTGTTGCATTACTGTTAAGCTTTACCTTATTATCTTCAATGTTAATCTGTGTGGTATTTACAGAGTTAACTGTTCCTATTACATTAAGGTTTCCACCTACCTGTAAGTTTCCAGTAATTTCAACATTGTCTGGCAAACCAATTGTTACTGCTGCAGACTCTCCACTATTTGGAGAAACAGTAATTTCATTAGCTGTTCCAACAATTGTTGCTACATAGTCTCCAGTTGTATCAGTTCCAAGTGCTACTGAATTTGGCTGAACTGTTGTTGTGATTGTTACGTCACCAAGATTTGTCATTGTTGCAGAACCAGTTACATCTCCTGAAAGAGTAATTACTGGATCTTTGTTAAGAGATACCGCTCCGCCTGTTACTGTAAAGTCGGTTGAGCTAAATGAAGCAACACCCTTATTTGTATATGTTGCATCTTCTGCAGAAACTGTAATTGTGTTATTTGTTACTGCTACATCAATTCCTTCTCCGCCAGACACTGTTAGTGTATCTGAAAGTAGGTTTACTGTGTCTGTTCCTGTGTCTCCAGCGATTGATAGATTAGTCGCTACATCTGACTCGCTTGCAGCTGTTAATCTACCTTGTGCATCAACTGTAAATGATGGTATCTTTGTTGTTGATCCATATGAACCAGCTGTTACCGCCGTGTCATTTAATCTTAAAGTTGTTGTTCCTACTGGGTCGTTGTAAGTTGCAGTAAGTGCTGTGCCTGCTAGTACGGACGAACCAATAACATCTTGAATTACTTCAGTAGAACCAGAAGCTGGTGTCCACTCTGTTCCATTATAGAAAAATAGAACGTTTGAAACGTTGTTGTAGTAAATTTGACCTGAGACTGGATTTGATGGTGCTGATCCCAGGTTTTGAATTCTTGCATTTAACAGCTCATTCTTATTAAGGTCTAAGCTGACCGCATATTTTCTTGCCATTTCTTCTTCTCCCTTTTAAGACAGATGTGCTGTCCCTGAAAATGGTTGAGCCATTGTCAGTGTAATTTGATTTGTATTGTTGTAATCTATACCAGTTTCTAGTATATCTCCTGCGCTTGTTTTTACTGTTACGTTGGGATAAAATCCCAAATTGTGCAATATTGTAACGCTATATATTCCTGCAATAGGGCCAGTGACTTGTGATAGTTCCCACGAATATCTAAGTGAATAGTCTGTAGGTGGATTATTTAAAAGATAGTTTTGTGCACCTACCCAAGTTTCATCACTTGGCTTTGGTCCATAAAATCTTGTTGTAACAACATCATAAAAAAAATCACCAGTTAATCCAAGATTATTTGAAGGAGATCCAGAACCATTTAAAATAGTTCGTCCTCTTGGACCTTGTGGACCAGGAGTTGATATTGTTACTTTGTTTAATGTTTCTTTAACTACTACGGATTCAGCCATTATATAGTCACCGATCTATTGAGAGTCATAAAACCCTCTAGGAGTTTTATTTTGTTCCCGTTAGAATCGACAACCATAATGTCATATGACGATTTTGGATAAAAGAGTTTGTTTGTTTGAGTTGGCGTTAATTTAATAGTTAATTTACCATTTGGTCCATCAATTACAATTCCACCAGATGGAGAAGTTAAAGTTACTGCTAACTTAGCTCCACCTTTTGTATCACGTATCTGCATTTTTGCAGATGCGCCAGTAAGATCAATTGCATTGTTACTTGAATCTTTATATTCTGTAATAAAGGTAAAAGTTGCGTTTTGATCTACTTCAAAGTTCTTTTGTCCTGCCATTTGCCATAGTCTCCTAAATAGGAATACTCCTGTACTAATTTTAGCACAGGAGTATTTCTAATTGACTATTATATAATTAAGCTTTTGGGCTTACTGTGAACCCAAAACTCTTATCGTTAGGGTTTAACGCTTTTAGGATAACGGGTGCAACTGCTGCTACTCCGCCAAGCAAAAGGTCTTTAGGATTTGTATTTCCAGTCATGTAAAGAGCAAGTGCTGCTGATAGGAATGCTCTTCCGTAGCTTGATAGTGCTGATAGGATTTGTTCCTGCATTGTTACCTTTCCATCTTTGTTTAAATCTGCTTTTGCAAATTTAGCCATATTGTCATCTCCTCTTGGGCGTAGTGCCCAGGAATTTTCGGTTTACCCGAATACTATAATTTTACCACTATGCTGAAATATCCACAAGTTCGCAATTTCCATCAGAACTACATGCAAGCGTGGCATTTGTAGATGTTCCGTCTTCTGTCTCATAGAAAGATAGATCTTCCCAACGAATATTGTTGGGCATCTTAGAAAGAAGATCTTCATATTCTTCTTTTGTCACTTCTTGGTACGGAGCTTGCTTGTATGAGTGATCTGAATGTGGCAGGAATGATATGCCAGAGACTTCATTAAAGTTTTTGTAAACCCAGGCCCCTACATCCATCCATTCTTCTTCTTTTACTGAAACGGTAATGGATGGCTTATGTTCACACCATGCACGTTGATATAGCATCCAAATATCTAGGTGCTCAATTGCAGTCAAGTCATTTCTTATAGTAGCGCCTGATGGCGCTTTAACTGGAAATGAAAATACATACGTGTCATTTGGCTTCATAACATCATCTTCTACTGGAATACCAACTTCTTTTAGAAACACTGAAATTGGATCTCCCTTAGATCCACGTACTGTGCGAATGTAGTATGGTGAGTGCCATGGATGCATACCAGAAGATACTCCGACCAGCTGGGAAACTGTACCAGAAGGCTTAACGCATGTAATTGAAGCAGAAGGCTGAATACCAATTTTTTCTGCTTCTGCCTTGTTTGAATTTCTTGCCTCTGTTCTCATTCTTTGAAGAATGTGTTCTAGTCTAAGCATATTATCTTTACGGATATAGTCTTCGTCATAGCATAGACCTTCTCCTTCTGACTTTTCAAATTCTCCAGATTTTCTTGCTTTACCAGAAAATAAAGCGTTGCCAAATTGTCCAGTAAGAGAAACTCCAAGAAGTCTTTCTTCTTCTGTATTCTCTCTCCAAATATCTCTTATATAATCAAAATTTGTAAGGGTAGACTGCCAAGTTCCTAAAATGCTAGCAAGCTGAACTTTTCTTGTTACTGATTCTTCGTCATCGTTTTCTCTAATAACAACTTCAGACAAATTACAAAACTGATAAGGTCTTAGGATGATTTCTGAACACGGATTTGTTCCATAATGAATATTTGGATCTCTGCCATATTTTGCTGCTTGAGCTTGAGCTGCTGCAACATTATAAATTCCTCGTTCTCCAGATTTTGAATCATATAAAGATTTCCACTCTGCAATGAATTGCTCCATGTCTGGTTTGCGTGAGTAGGCAACAGAGTTATTAGAAAGAGCACGTTGAGGGCTGTTTTCCCACCAGTTGCCAGCTTTTGCTTGAGCCATTTCAATATCGTTTATGTTTGAAAGTGATATCATTGCTGATCTGCGTACTCCACCGACTACAACAACCTCTCCGATTTTACACATAATATCGTGACATTCAATTGGTTTAAGGTTTCTTCCTGCTGCCGACTTAAACTTTGAAATTGTAAAATCAAATAGATTTACAAGGGGCTGTGGGCCAGAGGATCTTCCGCCCATTGTTTTAAGTCTAGCTCCTGCAGGTCTAACTCCAGTAACATCTATTTGAGGAATTTTTCCTTCCCATAAATTTTCTAAAAGTTCTCTATAAGCGGCAGCCCAACCTTGCTTTGAGTCTTCAACAACAATTACATAGTCTGATTTTTCAATTTTTTCTGGTACTGGTGGAAGATTATTTATATATTTATACTCTACTGAGAAACCGACACCAGTGCCACACATAAGCACATACATTGTTTCATCAAATGATCGAGGGGAATCAACTGGTAAGAAGGCACAGTTATATCCAGCTACATTGTCTCTATCTAATGCTGCACCAGATGTCATGAGTGCTCTCATTGAAGGCATTACGCTTCTAGTATACACAGCATCTTTCAAATTAGACACTAAAATTTGATCTGGAACGTAATTAAAATTTTTGTTTAAGTTATTAAGCATAAAGTCAAAATATCTATCTACTGTTTCTTTCCAAGTTTCTCTGCGATTTTCTGATTCTACCCATCTTGCATATCTTGACAATGCAATAAAATTTTCGTATGGGTTTTCAATGTTGTAAGACAATCCTGTATCTTCAATTAAAGACATTTCTTTTTTAGTAAAATAAGACATATATGACCTTTTCTCCGCCTTGCGGTGTTAAATTTTAAGTGAAGTCTTAGTGTATCAAACTTTTATTTACATGTACAGGGTAAAAAATATTTTACAAAATCTCATTATTTGATATTTTGTTTTAGTCAACTAGCTTGACAATGTCTATAAATCAATGTTATGATTATAGTTCGTTATCTCTAGAGGAGGAAATGCCAATGGAGAATATAAAACAACAGTTTAGCGATTTGGTTCGTGACTGGACAATAATAGCAGTGGCAACATTGTTTTTGTTTTCAGGAAGCCCAGCAAATGCTTTAACTGTAGAACCTTTAGTGAAAACTGAAGCCCAATTAAAGCAAGAAGTCTTAGATAGCTTTAGTAAAGAAATTTACAAACCATCTGAGATGCTTACAGACGAAGAGTTAAAACTATTACTTGAGACTGTAGGATTCGAAGGAGTAGGCCTTAAAAAAGCTTGGTCCATAGCAAAGCGTGAATCTAATGGAAGACCGCTTGCATATAACGGGAATAAGAATACAGGAGATAGTTCTTACGGATTATTTCAGATAAATATGATTGGAAATCTTGGTCCAACAAGACTTGAGAAATTTGATCTACAGAGTAACAAAGAGTTATTCGACCCAGTAACAAACGCAGAGATAACGTACTATATGACCAATGGCGGTAGTGATTGGTCGGCTTGGAAGGGCATGACCCCAAGAGCTAAGGAATTTTATTTAAAATTTCCGACAAAGTAAAGGAGATGGGATGAAGGTACAGTATGTATCGGCCTACATCTCCATGTCAGAAGAAGGATTGGTTGAAAAGCTTTTATGCCCAGTAGACCAATCCATTCTTTTTTCAAATCAAAACCTTTTAGATGAGATATACTTATATTGTTTAGAGTGTGATTACACTAAGAATATTGGAATTTCTACATATGAAGAAATAGTTAAGGCGGTTGAAAAAAATGCAAAAATGTGATTCGGTTTCCTGTACATGTGGTACAGAATCAAAACCTATGCAGATAACAGACAACATGGGCAGAGAAATTTTTTGGGAAGACCTAGGAAGACCAAATGAGTGACGAACAAGTAAATTTAGAAGACAACCTACCGATGGTTAATTATATAATGTTGCACAGAATATATGACGTGTTGACTCTTATTTCTAGCAAAATGGTGGGTAGTGAAAGTACTGAAAAAATGGTAGAATATCATAAACAGGGTTATCTATTAGGACCTGACCCTTCATACACTCCAGGAGAAGAAAATGAATAAAGACAGAGATTCAGTAATTGAATTAATGGTAAATGTATATCAAAACGGAAATACAATGATGTGCTTGCAGTCAGGGATGTCTGCAGAAGAAACAACAGAAAAGGTTTCACAAAGTAGACCAGCAGTTCAATATCTTATGGCTGCAATTTTTGACAAACTAGACGAGAACGATATATTAGTTGAAGAATAAGTGATATAATTTATATATGGCACCTAAACACTTTAAATCAGTAATGATGAGTCCATATTTTAGAATGGATAATCAAAAGCCGTCAACGTGTAAATGTTTAGAGTGCAGAATAGAAAATTTATTCATTAAATTCTTTAACAAAAATAGAACTAAATAATATTACGTAAGTTGAGCTAAAACTCCTTACGTATGCACGTAAGTGCTAAGACCCATTCGGATCCGCCTCTGAATGGGTTTCTTACTTTTAACTATAAGTTGTTTTTAAATACTCTCTATCGAATATAAATCCAGTTGTCATGTATCTAATACCATTTGTTACTTTTGTAACTCCATGCATATAGTCTTCTGTTCCAGGGTGACATACAAGCATCTTAGCTTTTGGCTTAACAACTATACCTTTATTTACATAGCTTATTTCTCCGCCATCGTAATCATCGTTATAATATATTACGTATCCCTTTCTCACATGCTCGCTATTACCGTGTTTTCCAGTATCTGCATGTGGGGACAAAGACCAGTCTGTTATATTTAAAGGATCATCAAACATTCGCTGTAAGACCTTTTGTGCATTTACTTGCTCATCATCAGTATCAAATTCTTTTTCAACTCTTGTAAGAATTTCGCTTAATGTTTTTTGAGAATCATCTGAAATAATGTTTTTGTTTTTGCCGTCCCAGTATTTTGCAGTCTCTGACATATCGCTAGATTCATGATCAGCTCTGTGCCAATTTTCTTCATGCTTTAGATCTCTCATAATTATACTAACTTCTTCATCAGTTAAAAAGTCTTCGATGATGCATATATCTTCTATATAGTATTTATTCATTAGTTAAACCAGTTAACTATAATATATTTATCTTCATTCATTGATTTTAGCCCTTCATGTACATTATTTCCATCATTGCTTTTAAACAAAACTACTGTGCCAGCTGATGGCTTTACAAGTAAGTCTTTAGCTCTAAAATATGTTTCTCCGCCTTCTGAAATTGTATTTAAATATAAGATTAAAGATATCTTTCTTTGTGTAGTCTCTGAGTAATCCATATGCTCTGCAAAAAATCCAGATCCAGCTTTATATTTAATTATTCTATAATTCTCTTGGCTAGATATTTCTATTCCATTGTTCTTTGCATACTCTTCTACGATAGCCTGGAGTTGTCGTTTAGTTTTTAACCAGTTTGGCATATCGTCTTGCATTTTCATACCTTGACTATTCCTATGCTGGGTGTTTACAACAACGTTTGCGTTTCCATAGGAGTCTTCTTCTACTACATCGTTAGCCTTCCATCCGCAATGATCTTGCAGAGAAGACCAGATTACGTCAGTTCCTTGTATTATGTTATCTAGAACTAATATAGATGATTCAGTGCTATTTGTCATATATTAATCTTATCATTATTAATTTTCGCCTTGTATAGTGAAGTGCGAAAAGTGCGGCGGTAGAAGAGACCATTTGTAGTCTTTAGAAATGCTCCAAGGGCCATATGAGACGTTTTCATGATATATCCTACCTCCTGTATCAAATGTTGTTATATCGGTAGTTAATGCCGTTTTTCTTGGCATATTCAATTGCCCAAGTTATAGCTTCTTTACTATAATCTTCTCGAATGCGTGTAATTCGGACATAACGCTCAAATGGGTCAAGTTTTGTGAAGATATCTAGAATTAATCCAGATTGCTCTGGCTTTACATAATCTGGGCAATCATCTATGCTAAGCCAAATGCACTGAAATGACCTACATGGCTCAGTTGGTCTAGTTTCATATACTGTGCATCCTTTATCTAAGAAAAAGCAGGGAACTCCAGGAGAAAGCACTATATCCTGTGGGAGACCAAAGTCATTTCCCTTAATTATTCCATGTAGGCTACCTTCACAGCATGCAGTACATGTTCCACACTCTTTAGACATTTTGAACAAACCACCCAGCTAGAGTATATCTTTTTCCGCTTCTAATTTCTTCAACTCGATGTGGATATTCTCTTCCACCTGAAGGGAATATAAC